GGAAGCATAACATGCGTTTCTTCGCCCCGAGTAACAGGGACGAAGTGCTTAGAAAGGAAATGCATGTTGTGCAAAAGGCGACCAGTGGTCACCTTAGCGGTCATCTTGGCAAGACGGGCTACTTGCTCGTAGTGGTAGGCTGCGCGCCTGACCCTGCGAGGAAGGCCGCCAATCATATCGTCACCTAAGACGCATACAATGGCATCTTTAACCTTGTACTTGGTCACCCAAGCCTTGAAGATTGTCAGGTTCCAAAAACAGTTCCTGAAAGTGGTATCCGTGGCACCCGTAGCAAGTTGATTCTCAGCAATGGCGGACACGCCATACTTCGTATTGTATACCGAGAACTTGTTAGAGTGTCTATGCAAACGGAGGAACCACCTAGGACAACCCAATTGCCTCATAAGCATAATCTCCAACTCGATGACATCTTTAACTTGTGTCTTATCATTCGAGGAGAAATCAGCCTCTATGAACGACTTGCATGGTCTCTTGGTCATAAAGGTCACAATCTCAGGAGTGTGCTGCTTGTAAGCCAGCAAGAAATCGAAATCCTTGCTTTTGCCTTCGGTGCTCTTAAACCGTTCCATCAACACCTTAAATATAGGGCCACTGATCATGTTATAATAATCAGTGCCTTTGAAGATGACTCTGGGAGCTACCGTTTCGTGAGGCTTAACAAGAGCTTCTACCTTGGTGAAGAGCTCTTTGGATGAGTATTCGGGAAGCCTCTCCAGGCCCTGGTTAATGTACGCTGTGCGCATTCTTGTCTGTTTTTCGGTATCAAATTGTCCAAGCCAGTCATTAAACATATCCACGTCCCAATCAAAAACGGGCATGGGCGTGGGGCAGATCTCGTGTATTAGCCGACGAGCGGCTCCTCGGATGCTACGGTCAACTCTATCGGTGGTGCGAAAGTTGACACGCTTATTGAAAGCACTGAGGAAATCAGCCCTACTCGTGGTGGTCAAGTAAGGCATCTTATCTGCGATGACTGGGCCTAGGTAACCTTGAATACCATTGCCAATCGACTCGCCTCTAGCGAGGGCGTGGCCATCAGTGACTCTAGCCTTAACGGCAATTTGAAACCTCTTTTGAGGTTGAGTCTTGAACCCCTGTGCCCCCCTAGAAGCTCGAGAGCCGATGGTCGAGGCCATCTGTGGCGGGGGGTTGCTTTAGCTGTTGCTTTTGCGGTTGCGGTTGC